CACGCTTTCCTTGCTCCGCTTAGCAGAGCAGAACGTGACAGGCTCCGAGGCATCTACAGCGTTAAATAGGGCAATGGCAGATTTATATACTCCGACTGATGATGCATCAAAAGCATTAAACCAGTTAGGAGTATCTGTCTACGAAGCCAACGGAGATGCAAAGGACTTTAACGACCTCGTAGACGAGCTGAATGGCTCTTTACAGGGTATGACAGCGGAACAAAAAAACAACGCTCTTGCTACGATTTTTACAACGCAAGGTTTGCAGGCATTTAACAAAATGACCGCATCAAGTGATGCGACTGTGCAAAAATTTTGGAAAGGAATACAGGATTCTTCCGGCTCCGCGGCACAGCAGGCGGCTACGCAGCTAGACAATCTAAAAGGTGATATAACCTTGCTATCTAGTGCTACAGAGGGCTTAGAACTGGGTTTTTACAATACTTTTTCGGGCGCTATCCGTGGCGCCATTAAAGGTGTAACAAGCGAGGTTAGTGGATTAGCTGAGGCGATGGAATCCGGTGGCATAAGTGGCGCTCTTTCCAAACTAGCGCAAGATGCAATTAACTTTAGTGGTCAGTTGCCGGGGCTTACAAAAATCGGCGGTGACCTCATAAACGGGTTGATTTCGAGTGTTACTCAAAATTCTGGCAGTATTACAGCTGCTGTCGGCCAACTGTTAAATAATCTCGCCTCTACGATTTCCACAGGGCTAAATGTATTTACTTCGGTCGGAGTTAATTTACTGACGACTATCTCCAGCGGCATGACTCAGGGCATCCCAACCTTTTTGGGGCAGGCGTTGCCAATGCTAACGCAATTCACGGAGTCTCTGAGGAGCAACGCAGGAAATTTGATAAATGCAGGTTTGACTCTTATCCAGAATATCACACAAGGATTGATCAACTCTATCCCTGTATTGATTGCATATGTACCTACAATCATAACAAATTTAGCCGGTATTATTAATGATAACGCGCCAAAAATCCTTGCAACAGGAGTAACGATCATAACAAATTTAGCGATTGGCTTACTTCGCGCGATTCCATTATTAATTGCTAATTTACCGAAGATTATCACAGCAATCGTAAGTGTATTTACAGCGTTTAACTGGTTTTCACTTGGTAAAAACATTGTTACTGGCATAATAAAAGGGGTCAAAAATCTCCCATCGCTCTTAAAGACTGCTGCTAAAAATGCCGTAAACGGATTCAAAGGGGCGTTTAGGGGCAACGGCATATTATCCGCTGTTAAAGGGGCGTTTACTAAGATACCGTCAGCTGTTAAAAGTATCTTTACTAAGGCAGTATCCCTTGTAAAAAGCTTTCCTGGACGATTTAAGAGTGCCTTAAAGTTTAGCTGGTCTCTACCGCATCTGAACTTGCCACATTTAAGTGTTTCCGGCGGAAAGGCTCCGTTTGGAATCGGTGGAAAAGGCTCACTGCCATCATTCCACATTAGCTGGTATAAAAAGGCTATGGAAAGCCCATATGTATTTTCTGATGCCACCTTATTTGGAGCAGGAGAAGCGGGAGACGAAATGCTATACGGTCGTAGCAGATTAATGAGCGATATCAAAGAGGCGACACGGGGAGCGAAAAACGATGTAACTATTAATGTAACTGTAAACGGCGCAGATAATCCGGAAGAATGGGGAAGAAGGATGGCAAGCGAGCTTAGAAGGCAGGTGAAAATGGCATAATGGCGAAGAAAAATAAAAAGTCTGCTGCTCCCAGCGGTCTGTCTATATCGAGAGACAATCTGAAATTTACAATATCTTGGAAAATACCGGCGAAAAAATATGAGGATGGACAGTGGCTATGGTATCGTCTACATACAAAAAACGCTGGTGCCTCCAAATGGGATTGGACAAAATGGAAAAAAATAGATGTAGGAAAATCAGCAACCAAAAAAACGGTAGCACTTGATACAAAAAATTATTATCCTATCTCATCAAAATTATTAAATGCGATAGAGTTTAAGGTAAAGGGCAAAACAAAAAGTGATAAAAAGCATACCTATACAGCCGCACATTCCACAAAGACATTTACCATTTATGCACCAAATGCCCCTTCCGTTTCTTATTCTCTTGATGATACTGGCGCAAATAAAGGTACATTTACTTGGAATACCTCATACGAGGCAAATGATGCAAGGCATTTTGCAAAAACGCAGGTGCAGACCGCATTAATGACAAACTATAGGGGTGCCATTGCAAACGCTCGCTTCGCCAATTCGGCTTATACAGGGGCTTCTGGTACATGGGAAATAACAGAGGATGGTTCCCCAACACAGAGTAAGACGTTTTGCCGTATTGTAAGGGCAAAATCAAGAGGATGTGCCGGAGATTCCAGTTGGAGCTATGCGTACCATTATTACAGTATCCCAGAGCGTCCAAACATACAGAGCACAGGGAGCAAAGAGATAGGCTCCTCTAGCCGCTATGTATGGGCAAACTGGGTGCAGGCATCACCACAAGACCGCCCCGTGGATTCCATGGAACTGCAATACGCCATAGACACGCCAGAAAGCGGAGAAAGGTATACTGGCACATCGTGGAGTACCGGAGTAACCGTTGCGTATCATGATTATACGGTGTCAGCAGATTTTAACACGGACGATGGCATAGCGGAAGACCAGATCATGTGGACAAGGGTGCAGAGTACGCACGATAAAAAATATGCATACTCTGAGCCGCGAGTAGCGGCGCGAGGGGCTTTGAAATCCCCGTCATTTGATACAGTATCGGCAACAAGAACAACACTTACCATCAATGGCATTGAGCGAAAAACAGAAGTTCCCGATGCTAAGACAGCCATCTGGATGAAAATAGACAACGAAGAAAAGGGCATTATTGCAATTACAGACAAAGAAGGAACGATCACAGTTACGTGTCCGGACGTTTCCGGCGGCACTGAATACCAGATTGCCCTCAAGAATTTTACCGGAACTTCTACGCCTCAAAACGGAGCTTCTGGCACTACCTACAAACTTAGCCCTCTCATGCAGTCCGGGTGGGTTTACTCAGAAACAAGAAAGATTGCAGTCCCACCGAAAAATATAACTGCAATGGCGGTAGCATCTGATACCGTAGAATTAACATGGGACTGGTCGTGGAAAAATGCGGATGCGGCTACCATATCATGGGCAGACCATGAGGACGCATGGATTAGTACGGACGCCCCAACTACTTATGACGTGGAGGACAGGGAGACCACATGGCATATCGGGTCCCTGGAATCGGCAAAAACATATTATTTCCGCGTAAGATTGCGGGATACGTCCGGGGACGAGGAAGTACTGTCTCCTTGGTCCGATACGGTTTCCGTATCGCTGAGCGAGACACCAACGACTCCTACACTTGCAACGACAGAAAATTATCTTGCTATGGACGATACAGTTATTTGCAGTGTCGGCTACACCGGAAACAGCAAAGCGAGCATAAAAATAGCGGAAGCAGTTAACGATGAGCCGATTAAAGGCAAAGATGGAAACGTTGTTGTTTTAATGATGTCTTCCGGCATGGAGACATTATCAGAAACGATTGAAAATATTAATAAAATCTATACTGCAAACGGCCTCTTGAGTAATCTGTGGAATGTAGGAGAAATCCATTATCTAAAAGCAATGGTTACGGCACAAGGAGGCAAGGAAGGAGCTTGGTCAGATTCTGTGGCTGTTGAAATTGTTGCAAAACCTGCGATAGACAGTGTGACAACAAATCTTGTTTCAGAATCAACTGCATATAATTCTAGCGATGTTACCACGGAAACAAGCGACCAGACAGTACCAGAATCATCGGAAGGCACAACAAATTATTTAGAGCAGCTGCCATTAACGATAGCCCCATCCTTCGGGGATTCTGCCGGCACAGCAAAAGTAATGATTGTCAGGGACGAGAATTATTATATTCTGCGCCCGGACGGATTAAAGGAACAGCATTTTGCCGGCGAAATTATTGCCAGTTTTACCGGTAGCGAGACAGACAACTACAGTATTGGCCTAAGTGACCTGATCGGGCAGATGGATGACGGCGCAAAATATAGTATACAGATTGCGTTTACGGATATTTATGACCATGTGGTAGAAAAAAAGATACCGTTTGTTGTACGGTGGAAACATCAACCGGAAGTACCAACGGCCACCGTAAGCACAAGCGAAGACAACAAAACAGCGAGTGTTGTTGTTACCAAGCCAACCACATATGCTGACGGGGATACGTTTGATTTGTACCGGATGAGCGTAGACAGAGCAGAATTGATTCTGGAAAATGGGGTTTATGGCCAGAAGTACATTGACCCATACCCTGCGCTAAATGAGTACGGCGGCATACTGGTTGTAAATAAAACCGCCAACGGTGACTATATAACGTCAGATAGTTCGTTTGCGTGGTTATATAGCGATTTTTCGATAGCTTACGGAAAAGCAATCATTGATTTTGACGGAGAATCTATTGAAATCCAGTACAATATTGACTGTGATAACTCATGGGATAAAGATTTTGAGAGAACAGTATACCTTGGGGGCTCTGTACAAGGCGATTGGAACCCTTCGGTTACTCGCGATTTAAAACTTGATGCAGTAAGCATTTCACTAACGGAACCAACAATGATTGAGCAAATGAGGCGGCTCGCGACATATCCCGGAATATGTCACGTTAGGACACCGGACGGCTCGTCATTTTCCTGCGATATACAGGTGTCGGAGAAAAAAGACCACGATAACAAAATGCGGACAGATTTTTCACTAACGATTAAAAAAGTGGATTCGGAAGAACTGGATGCTGTGACGGAAGAACAGTGGAGCGCAGAGCATCCTAATGAGGTGGCGTGATGGATTGGAGCAAAGGATTTTCAGCAAGATATATTTTAACAACAGTTGACCCCAAGACGTGGACAGACCAGAAAGAATTTGAATTTACTGAGGGTAGTATTGACCGGGACAGTACGTCAGATTTAAGGGAATCTGCTTCCGTCACAATGACGGAAAAGATAACAGACAATGAGTGTTGGGTCCGCATTTACCTGCAAGCCAGACAGGGAGGGTCAGGAGCAAAAGTAGCACTGTTTACTGGCCTGACTGCCTTTCCGGAAAGAAAACTTGATGGTGTGAGAGAGACTTACAATATTGACTGCTGTTCCGTTCTCAAGCCGGCAGATGATGTGATCTTGCCGCGTGGCTATTATGCACCAGCCGGTAGCGGAGCAAAACAGATTAAAAATCTGCTCAATGATTGCATCCCTGCCCCCGTGTATGTCGAGGGAACATCCCCTATTACCACAGATAATATTGTTGCTGAGGACGGGGAAACAAGGCTCACAATGGCGCTGCATATTTTAGACGCTATTGGCTGGCGGATGCGAATACTTGGCGATGGAAGTATTGTTATCTGTGCAAATGATAATAATAGTAGTCTTACAGTAGGGATTAACGCAAACGACATAATAGAGTGTGATGTAACGGACACATTTAACTGGTATGACACACCTAACTGTTTTATGGCAATACATGACGATTACGGCGCAGCCATCGCAAGGGACGACAGTCCGGATAGTTATTTATCGACCGTCAGCCGCGGAAGAGAGGTGTGGAAATCGGAAACAGGCGTTGAATTATCCTCTGGGGAAAACATAGCAGCATACGCTGTTAGAAAGCTAAAGGAATTGCAGAATCCTGCCAGAATGATACAGTATAGCCGGCGATTTTTTGAGGACGTTCTTTTGGGTGATGTGGTCTTCCTAAATTATCCGCGGCATAACCTTACCGGGAAATTTAGAATAACATCACAATCGTTGTCCCTGGAACATGGTTGCCACACGAAGGAAGAGGTGGAAAGCGTTGAATGAATTTGTAAAAGAAATTGCCTCGACAATGAAGCAAAGCAAAACAAAGGCATATGATACAGTTGCAAAAGTCCTTCGGGTTGACGAAAAAACGGCATATGTCCACATTGACGGCGGAGCAGACGAAACCCCCGCACAGATGGCTATTAACTGTAAAGCAGGGGATAGCGTAAAAATACGTGTTTCCGGCGGAAGAGCATGGCTCACTGGAAATCTCACATCTCCACCAACGGATGATACAGTCGCAAATAAAGCGAATAAGACAGTTACTAAGGTAAAAAAATCCTATGAGAACTTTAAATATGCTACTGAGGAGAATTTTAATAGTCAGGAAGACAAGATATCAGAGGCTGCTAAAGCTGCAACTAACTTCATGAAATATATAAATGGATTGGGGTTAATAGTTGGTGATATGCGAGGAGATACCCTCGGCCAAAATACATTATTAGACAGCAACGGGATGGCGCTACGAAACGGTAGAAATGAAATTGTACGGTTTGGTACAGCGCCTATCGTGATTACCAACACGGACGGCGATAAAACTTATGAGGGCTCCGGCTCCGTGATGCAATCCGACCGCAACATCGTTGTTTCTACGCAACAAACAAATGACCCGGACGACATCCACAGTGGTGGTAAGGCGGCCTTGGAATTGTATTATGATAAAATCAAAGATATCACAGGAATTTCCTTGACCGTCAAAGGAGGCTCGACATATGGCGACCTATACGAATCCATGGGAACCGGGATGTATGTCAATAACCACCACATCCAATTTGTATCTAATGATGTAGAGTGCATCTTGGGCAAAAATAACATCTTGTGGGATGCTAACGGCATAGGATACTGGATGCTTGCAGAGCATAAATTTACGCTAAATGAGCCAATATCAATGCAACCGACCGGTGCCGTATTTGTCTGGAGCCACTATAGTAATGGAGCTTGTGATAATTGGTGGTGGACAACGTTTTTTGTACCTAAACAGCACGTTGCCTGGCGACCTGGAGATGGTATGTTAATGAGCAATCCATATTACGGATTAAATAAATACCTATATATCGGTGATACATTTATACAGGGTACTGACAGTAATAAATCTAATAACGCACAAAACGGAATAGCCGTTAACAATCAAGGGTTTGTACTGAGATATGTGTTAGGAGTGTAATTATGGAAGAATATTATATTGGATACGTATTTGATGGTTTATACCCACCAAAAGCTGCGCAGTGGTGCAACGAAAATGGTACGTGTCACATCGAGGCAAATAAGGAAGGAAAGTATGAAATCGTTGAGAATGTTGACCGAGAAGAACCGGAACACCTATTTAACGATAACACGCCGTCCATACCAGAACTAAACAAAAAAATAGAAGAGCTTACAAAACAAAATGAGATGCTCACAGATTGCGTGCTAGAGCTGTCTGATAGATTTATGCATAAGGAGGTGGAAGTATGATAGCTAGCGGGACAATAATTATTGATGGGCAGACATACCGCAAAGGAGATGTTATACACGATTTAGGCGGCTGGGATTGCATAGACACAGACGGAAGTAAGCGATATTACTGGGGAAAGTCTTCTGAGGTAGATAAATTGCCCCATTATGTTGCAAGTGGTTCGACGGCGTTATGTGTAGACACAGGGGAATTATATGGCTTTTATGCCCCTGATAGCAAGTGGTTTTTACTTTAGGGAGGCATAGGACATGAGAAAAAGTGGTTTAACTGGAGATGAGGCGTATGCACTCTCAAAACGTAGGGGAACAACAGGAGATCTTGGTCCGCTAAAGAAAGAAATTGGTTTGCTAAAGGAAGATTTATCCAACAAAATTACAAAGTTCTATGCATCGAATCAGGGTGAAACGCACATCACTGATTCCGATAATGGCAAAATCATGGATATGGTTCTGTATGGAAAGAGCGAGCAGAAAAGTACCATGGGGAAGAATTTACTGAAATTATCCGAAGCCAATGCACAAGGAAATGCAAATGGTCTTTCAGCCACAATGAATGCGGATGGAAGTATATCTGTGACGGGTGCTTCAACATCTACTTGGTCAAATATTATAAAAATAAATAATGAATGCCATACTGATAATGCAACGTATACTTTTTCAGTTGACAAAAACTCAGGTATTGTAATTGGTTTAAAATTAGGGCGAACTAAATTGGACGATGCTAATTATCAAACACATAGAATTATGCAAAATCAATTAAGTTGCACATTTGAGACAGGTGCAAGTAATGAATACTGTAGTTTATTTTTAGAGGGATTGACAGTAGGAAAATCGTATAATTTCACGATTTATCCTATGCTCGAACTCGGCACCGAAGCCACCGCCTACGAACCCTACACGGGCGGTCAACCCTCTCCCTCACCAGACTATCCGCAAGAAATTAAGAGTGTAGTGAATCCGACCATAAAGTTATCAAATGGAGATGGAACGGAATCTCAGACCGTTACTCTCCCTTACGTCCTAAACGCAATCCCTGTAAATTCAGGTGGCAACGTCACAATCAACGGACAGCAGTATATTGCGGATTATGTAGATGTAGAACGGAGGAAGTTGGTAAAGATGGTTGATTCTTCTAAGTTAGATAATGCACAATCTATTATAGATAAAACCGAATGGTTATTAGCAGAGCCACAGGAAACCGACCTTGCCACAGGAGAAATCACCGCATTTAAAGCACTTGCAACATATTATCCGGCTACAAACATCAGTGTCAATTCGGAACAGCTTGGTGGATATACAGTATTCAACTATCCGATTTCAATGCAAAATGGTTGGAATTATGTAAAACAACAGATAGGCGATACGAGGGAGTACATATATGATATAGACGCACGTACTCAGGACACTGATTTACAGACGGCAGAAGCCTATGTTAACAGTGAATATGCAGTAGCATTAACAGAATTGGAGGTATAGAAGATGTTATATAGAACATTATTAAAACTTAAAGAAAGAAATGGACTGACGGACGATTTAAAAAACAAGATTGATGTGTTTTTTGCAGTTGGGAGAATCACAGAGGAACAGTACAATGAGTTAATGGACGTTGTGGTTGAAGAAGAACCAAAAGCGGAAACTAATTAATTAAAGAAATCTTTAATTAATTTATAAAAACAAAAGAAAAATAATTTTTAAGGAGGAATGGAGATGGTAGATATTATGTTACCGCTAATAACTTGTATTTTTGTAGTTTTTGACTTAGCTAGTGGCGGAGTAGCTGCCTGCGCTAACCACAAGTGGAAATCCTCAGAAATGAGGAAAGGATTGTATCATAAATTTGGCTCTATTATGCTTGTGGTGCTTGCGTATCTTATCGACTACGCCCAGAAATATGTAGACTTGGGCTTTCGGGTGCCTATTGCCGCAGGCGTGTGCGTATACATCGTTTTAATGGAGCTTGGCTCTATCGTGGAGAATATCGGTAAAATTAACCCAGATTTATTGCCGGACAAGGTTAGAGCAATTTTAGGACTGGACAAAATGAAATAAATTTACGTAATTTTTGCGTGTTGAGGTGATGCAGTGAACAGAAGTTTGATAAAAAAACTCTGGAAATTAGGCGATAAACAATTTATTGATTACGCCTTGTCGTGTGCCCGCTTAACCTTGCGGGAGCGCGAAACTGTACAGTACTTGCTTTTTGACGGATTAACGCAGGAGCAAGCCGCCGAGAAAATGGATATAAGCACGAGAGGATTACAGGGGCTGTGGAGTTGCGCCGTGGAAAAAATTTTGTTAGTTCCCGGCACAATTCCGTACATAAATAGCCTTTAAGAAACTAAAGATAACTAAAAATCATGCGAGAAATAAGCGCGTTGCCTTCGTGGTGGCACGCTTATTTTTTTGCGATAATAAAACTATAAGGAGGGCAAAAAAATGTATCAATATTGGAATCCTAACCCAGCGGCGGCAAAAGTGGGAGATTGCACCGTGCGCGCTATCTCAAAAGCTACAAAGCAAACGTGGGAAGAAACATATATACAACTTGCGCTGTATGGCTTGATGCTGTCAGATATGCCCTCGGCTAACGCAGTGTGGGGCGCATACCTCAAAGACAATGGATTTAGCCGTTATATAATCCCAGACGAATATATGACCTGCACTGTCTCGGAATTTGCAAACAATCACCCAGAAGGGGCTTATATATTAGCACTGTCAGGGCACGTTATAGCGGTAATTGACGGCAATTACTACGATACGTGGGACAGTGGAGCAATGACACCTATCTACTATTGGAGGGAAGGAGGAAAATAAATGTTCGGTTATCCACAATATCCACAACAATATCCACAGTATCCGCAATATCCACAACCGGATTATCTTGACCAACTAAACCGACTAAAACAACAACAGGTACCGCCCCAACAAATGCAGCAACAATCCAATCCCGATGAACGGATTTGGGTACAGGGGCAGGGCGCGGCGGAGGCGTATTTAGTAGCACCAAACTCTTTTGTCCGCCTATGGGACAGTCAGGCGCCAGTTTTTTACGAAAAAAGAGCAGACCAGACGGGCAGACCGTTTTTAGAGGTGTTTGAATACAAGCGCAAAGGCACAGATTCGCCCACAGCGGAGCTTTCGCAGTCTAGCCAACCAATTAACTATGAGGAACGCTTAAACGCCTTAGAAAGGCAAATGGAGACGTTAAGAAGGAGGGTATTGAATGAATCTCAATCCAATGCAGATGATACAGCAGTTTCAACAGTTCAAACAGCAGTTCCAAGGGGACCCGAAGCAGGAAGTGCAAAACCTGCTAAATAGCGGGCAAATGAGCCAGCAACAGTACAACCAGTTGCAAGGGATGGCAACACAGTTTCAAAACCTTTTAAAGGGTTTTAAATAAATAAAAAGGAGTGATTTCATGGGATTAACAACAGACGGAATGAGTCCGGCAGATTTGGCGGCAGTCACAGGCAACAATAACGGCGCATTTGGCGAGGGTAACGGTGCTTGGTGGATTATCATTCTTTTCCTCTTTATCTTCTGTGGATGGGGAAACGGAAATGGATGGAATAACGGCGGCGGAGGCGCGGTAGATAACTATGTATTAGCTTCCGACTTTGCAACCTTACAGCGCCAGATTGATAGCGGCATTTCCTCCCTTGAGCGCAAGGGTGATGCTATCAACAGCGGTATTTGTGACGGATTTTATGCAATGAACACCTCTCTACTCAACGGATTTGCAGGAACAAATAGTACAATTCAGCAGAACGGCTATGATACACGGAATGCAATCCAGCAGGGGCAGATTGCAGATATGCAAAGTTTCAACGCTTTGCAGGCACAGTTAGCACAGTGCTGTTGCGATAACAAACAGGCTATCGCAGGTGTTAACTACAATATGGCGATGAATACTAATGCGATCCAGCAGGAAGTTACAAACGGCTTCTGCCAGACAAACTTTAACAACGCAAACAACACAAGAGACATCATCGACAACCAGAATAATAACGCTAGAGCTATCCTTGATGCCCTCACAGCGCAGAGAATCGAAGCTAAGGACGCTAAGATTGCCGAGCAGAATCAGCAGTTATTTGCGGCGCAGTTAGCGGCTTCTCAGGCATCACAGAACGAAACCTTAAAGGCGTATATGCAGGGACAGTTTACTTACTACAACCCTAGACCGGTGCCGGCTTTTCCGGTTTCCGCACCATATCAGTACGGTAACTGTGGGTGCAATACCGGTTGCGGATGCTAAAATTTTATAATTAGCAACTTCCTGCGTTGACGGGATTGTTCGGCTTGTGCCGATGATGCTTATAGCGGCGGGGCGATCGTTCCGCCGTTTATTATTAAAAAAAGGAGTGATAACGTGGCAGAATTTACTAATAGCAATATTGTAACCGTGGCAGCGGGGCAGAATTTACCGCTCACAGAGACAGCCGTAAAGTGCGGTAGCTGTATTACACACCGGGAGGGGGCAGGAATTGTGACCCTTAGAGGCCTTACAAACCAGTGCAGGGCACGTTATAAAGTCAGCTTCGGCGCTAATATCGCCATACCTGCCGGTGGAACTGTGGCACCTATTTCTATTGCCCTGGCAATCGCCGGAGAGCCATTAAATAGTGCGACAGCAATCGTAACACCTGCGGCCGTAGGCGAATATTTTAATGTATTTACAGCGGCATTTATTGACGTTCCGCGCGGGTGCTGCATAACGATCGCAGTCGAAAATACATCTACGCAGGCAATTAATATAGCCAATAGCAATTTAATCGTCGAGAGAGTAGCGTAAAGGAGGGCAAAGAATGGAATCATTACACAAATTAAAAAAAATGATGTGCAGAGAGCTGGACGAGATTTCCAACAAAGGCGATATGAGCGCCGGGGATTTGGAGGCAGTCCACAAACTGACAGACACAATTAAAAATATCGACAAGATTATGTATCTGGAAGGTGGTAGCGAATACAGCCGTGGCGGCGACTGGGACACGTCAGGAAGATACAGTCGCGGGCGTTATCCTGACATGGATTACGGCGACTATAGCAATGCCCGTAGAGGTCAGCACTATGTGAGGGGTCATTACTCTTACAACGATGCAAAAATGCAGGTAAAAGAGACCATTAAAGACATGATGCATGACAGTAATCTGTCTAGCACAGATCAGGCGGCTCTAGGCAGGGCGTTAGCAGAATTAGACCGATAAAAGGAAGGGGTGCCGCAATGATTAATATGAGCGAAATTAATGCCGAAATTGCGGCATTAGAGGCAGGAAAAACAACCTACGCCACTTGCGAACGGCTTTCGATTTTATACAATGTACGCAATAATTTGGAGCCAGATAAAGCACCAAACCAACCAACACCAAAAACAGCATATTATTCTTACGCATCCGAGCCGGAATCTGAATTTAAGGAGGTAGCCCGGAAAGCAGACTTTGAGCATTTGCTGTATGTACTTGACGAACACATGAAAGCCATAGAAGCAATGTATCCGCGTGAATATCGTTCGGTTTTGCGAAAAATAAAAGAGGGCGCTTGAAACGTCCTCTTTCTTTCTGTATAATGTAACTGTATCTCCTTTATTTTTAATATTTTGTTATACAGTAACTGGTTTTAACCCGGTGGTTACGGCTAGTTACTGTATAACAAAAACTAAAAAAATATAATATCCTCCACAAATTCGTTGGGGGATATTTTTATCTCTTTTACAATACTTTTCCAAAACACCTGCTTGCCTTGCTCGTCCAACTGCATATATATATCTTTCCAACCGTCAGGAAATTTACTTTGGATTTTTTTCTTAGTTTCCAACTCTTCCGTTGCGGCGGTCTGGGATAGTTCTTTTAATTCCTTCGATATAGCCTCATATCTTTCGTCATAGTATTCTTCTGTTATCCTGCCTTTTTCAAACATCTTATTGATTCTTCCCAGCTCACTGGATAATTTTTTCTTTCTCTTTCCCACATCGTTTCCGGCTGCCTTCACACGACCTTCCGCCCTTAATACATCTAACTGTATTTTTTCTTCGATGTGATCAAGCATATATTTTTCTAATTTTGGTTCAGATCGCGTGTATGTTTTGTGCTTTTTCGCAGCAGATCGAGGGCATTGATACACTTTATACCTCTTTTCTTTCTTGGCCATCGTGCGCCCAGAAAATCTGTAACCGCAAATCGGACAACGTATCAGTCCGGAGAAAATATAAATCCGCCTCTTACAATTTACCCAACTTTTTTGGCTGGAGACCTCTTTAATTCTTTGTGCCTGTTCCTCTGTTATGTATGGCTCGCAGTAGTTCTTTACACCGTACATTTCCCCATGGTACGCCGGACTGGACATGATTTTCACTATCCTAGTTCTGGTTCTTATAAAATCAGGGTATTTGCTCAAAATATAGTCGGCGGTGCCCCATTTGGAAAACGTCTGGAAATAATGCTCAAACATATCCTCAATTATCCCTCGCATCTTTTCGTCTTTTACAATCTTTTTCCCTTCTACGCGATACCCAACAGGCACTTTTCCACCTATATACTCTTTGTTCTGACGTTTGAACTCCATAACAGACCGTATTTTCTCGCTGTCCCTGTCTGCCTCTGCCTGCGCTACGGACAGCATGATATTTACTTTAAATATTCCCTGACTTGTTTCTGTCTCGTAATCCTCCCAGATAGCCCGCCAAGGCACTTTACACGCATCAAGGACACTTTGTACCTCATAGTACCCCGCAACGGCTCTAAACCACCTGTCAAGGCGTGTAAAGAGTATTATATCAATCTCGTGTTTCTTACAATCCTCAAGCAACTGTAAAAGGGCAGGGCGTTTTGTGTATTTTTTGCGTGCAGATATGCCGGCATCGTTGTAAATACCGGCAACTATATACCCTTGCTCCTCACAATATTTTTCAAGCGCATCTATCTGCGAATCAACGGACAATCCACTGTTCTTCTGCTCTTGCGTGCTTACTCGCACGTATAAAGCGGCTCTTTTCATTTATTTCCTTTCCTGCCTTCGTACCTCCGGGGCGGGTGCTGCTAATTTTTACTAGCTTTCTCCTGTGCAACCTTTTCTCTGTACTGATTGCGATCATCTATATATTTTTGCAGATCTCTGCTTTTTCCGCGCTTAATATCTGCTATGCACAGCTGTATCTTTTTTTCTCCTTTTCTGCAATAATCGGAGCAATACAAATGGGATGCTAATTTCATCCCGGATAATACGACGGGGGCAAAAGGGCGCTTGCAGTACTGACAAACATATAATTGATTTGCCCTCATTTCTGCCTTTTTTCTCTTTTTTTGCTCAATATTCTCCTTTCTTCGCTTATTGTAACTGTCTAATCCTATTAACCTGCATTTTGCACTGCAATATTTTTGCAAGCCCCCCTCAACAACATACTCTTTCCCACAAACAATACACCTGTCTGTGCTTCCGAGGGGACGTTCTGCCCCATAGTATTTGTTGGCTTGCTTTCTCCTGTCGTTTATTTTCCTCTGACAGTCAGGGCACCTAAAAGATTTAGGTCCGCCTATAAATGAGCGACCACAATCTTCACAAATTTTCTCTTGCTTTGTGCGTTCTGCCCTCAATTTTTTAGAACAATCATCGCAAAAGTATTTATCTGCCAGCCCCCAGAACGGTTTTCCACAATTCTGGCATATTTTTTCGTGAGTCCTTCTTGGCATTAGCGCTTCCTCCTAAAAGATATATAAAACCTCTGCGTCCTCCATGATGATGTCGCCATCGTTGATGTCATATTCTACGCGATCAGAACCGAGAACAACAAATTTCTCCTCCGGAAGACAGCAAGGATATTCTTTTTTAAATCTTTCAATGGTCTTCTTGATGACCTCAAGATTTCCCTCATCGCTGTCCATGTCGTCAAAAAGGATGGCTCTTGCGGACGTTCCGTCCATCTCCTCTGGCTCTGTCTGGTATGATGATAAATCGTTCTCAACGTCCCAGTAAAAGGAATTGCGGGCGATGTCACCGACTTTATAATCTTCATCGGAACAGGTTCTTCTAATTCCAAAACTATCATAGCTGCTATTTTTGATTACTTCTAAAACTTTTTCGTACATTTTTCTTTCCCCTTTTTAGTAAACTACACACTCTTTAGCTACAACTGCTCTGAGATTTTTAAGGGTAGATACCCATACTTTCTTAGCTGAGTCCCATTTTGCAGCGAAGATGTATTTGATATGTTTTCTTCCTTCGTAAGTTTCTCCGGAGATTTCTCCGTTTTCAAGGTTGATTGTTAAGTCATGACCGTTGAACATAACGTCAACTACTTCTGGCATTTCTTTAGCTAATACTGCCTGTTTAGCTTCTCTCCATGCATCTCTTAAGCAAGCGCTGAAGCTCATTCTAGGATATCTTTTCTTTGTTTCCCATGCGTTTTTCATAATGTTTGATAAGTTGTATCTTTTTACTGATTTTTTCATTTCTTTGTATCTCCTCTCTTGATTTAATCCTATTGTACACGATAATGACTATTATGTCAAGAGAAAAATACACGAAAATATATTATTTTTTATATTCCACGATGTCGCACACCTGACAGTCCAATTTCTCGCACAAATACATAATTGTATCTATGTTCACGTTCCTGCCATGTCGTAACTTGTTGACCAGCGCCGGGGAAAGATTAAAACTTTCCTTATCTAATAGGTTGGAACGCTTTAATCCTCTGCGTTCTAGCGTGTCCCATAAATTACTATATGAGATACTGCCTTTATATATGTTACTTCTTTTTCTTGCTCGTGTTTCCATTTTGAAACCTCCTTTAATCGTTATAAATATATAGTACATTATTTTGAAATAAATATCAAGAAAAAAATAATATATTTTCGTGTATTTTTCTCTTGACACAATAGACATTATCGTGTATAATAAGATTAAATCAAGAGAGGAGATACAAAGAAATGAAAAAATACAATTTATCAAAAATTATGAAAAGAGCATGGGAGTTAGTTAAAAAGGCAGGTCTTTGCATCTCCGAAGGATTAAAAAAAGCATGGAAGGAAGCAAAGCATATGGGAGAAATCACAAAAGGTTCCGTAAAACAGATTGCATGGGCGAAAGACATTAAAGAAGGCATGATCAAAGCGTTGAATATCAGTTTAAAAAACGAAAAAGAAAGTGGAAGTAATTATTTTGTTTCAATTAGAGAAAAAAATTTAATCGACATCGAAAAAATAAGTGATGCTAAGTGGTTTATTAATCTTTTTATAACTGCTAAAGAAATTTATAAGGCTGAAATTTGCTTCGGAAACTATATGATAAAAGAAGAATTAGCCGATGATTATGCTAGTCTTGTAAGCTCTAAATTGATAGAAACTTTTTAATAAGGAGGAGAAAAAAATGATGAAAGAAGCAGAAAGAGCAAAAAAAGAAATGTTGGATTTTTTGAAGAAAAATGAATCTACAGGAACTGCAAAAGAGGACTTTTGTGAACTCAAAGAGAAAACAGAACAAGCTTTCTTTGTATCACTCGCACTAGATCTGCGAGAAAGACGTGCTAAACTTTGGATGAAAGGAAAACATGATGAAGTAGATTCATGGGCACTGTCAAAAATTCACGAAGCGTTAGTTTCTGACAGAAAAACCGAAGTAAGAAAGATAACGGACATGGTAGAAAAAAATACTCACGCCGCCCTGCGAAAACAATTTCCAGATTTGTACGATTTCCTGTACGCCTGCAATGACGAGGAAACAGAAAACAAACAAAGAGTGCGCGAATTGCACAAACTGGGATACACAGCAGAAAAATTGTGGGAAATGCCGCATGAGGATGTGGGAGAAGATTATTTACAGATGCTATTAGACACAGAAAAAAGAGGCTGAAAACAGCCCCCTTCTCCATTGACTTAATAGTCAACAAAATAGTTTCTACTCACACGCATATACAATATGTGGACAACTATATTATAGCAAAATATTATCGCAAAGTCAAGTAAATACCCGCCGCGGAGGTTACGAAGGCAGGAAGGAAAAAAACATGAAAAAGTATAACGTATATAAAGCTACACGAGAGATTAAAGAAAGAGACATTTCAGAAATAGTGCAGGGGTGTACATTTTTCTGCGATGATGTTTTTAGCGAATTGGTAAAATCTTGTGACACATTAGAAGAAGCAAGAGAAGTCTTAAAAAAACATAAGACAGATATTACCTATTATTCCGGAAACGCCGAAGGCTGCTATCTAATTACGGAATACTGTATTTTGCCAGAAATCTATGACGAAGACGGCGAAATCGTGGAGTCCGCCGACACCGAAGAAATTACAGAAATGAAAATCAGTGTCGAGGACGAAGAGTGGAACGTTGTAAAAACGTTTGACAATCTGAAAGAGGCGGACGACTTTTTACACAATGACGAAAGGGAATTGACACTGGTATATTAATTCAAAACGAAAGCACTTGTTTCGACAGGTGCTTTTTTATTATTTTGAGAAAAAAGAAAAGAAGGAAGAATTGGTTCTTCCTTCTTGTTTGTCGTCCTACTAGCGGACTAATTATTTTAAATTAATAGTTACTTTCTTATCTGTCCAGAATGAAGCCCTATATTCTAAAATCACTTTCTTTGCGTCTTTTGGTACTTCGTAGTATGCCGTAAAGCTTACGTTCTTTCCTGGAGACAAATTAGTGTTGACAAAATCGCTGTCTCCTATATATTGCTGTTCGCAAGCTGAATTATCTGCATAGCAATCGCAATCAGATACAGATACATATTTGTCACCTTTTTCTGCAATATTTTCACAAGTAAAATCTACAGCTACATATTCACATCCATCTTTTGGAGTAAAGTACTCTCCGGCATCATATCCAAATTCAGCCTTTTTAGCAGTTACTTTTAAACCGTCATTTTCAAAAGATTCGCCAACCTTTACGCTGTCTTTCTCTTTTGTTTCTTCTTTTTTAGCAGTTTCTTTCTTAGCCGCTGTTGTTGCGGTAGTACTCTTTGAAGAATCAGTGGAAGAACTGTCATCGTCACCACCACCCATTGCCATACCTAAAACAGCCAGAACGATGATAACGATAATTACCCATTTCAACTTGCCGCCCTGTTTCTTCTGACAATGAGGACACACTTTAGCTTTTGCGTCAATCTCTTCTTTGCAGTACTTACAAACTTTAGTTTTTTCCTTGCTCATAGTTTCTTCTCCTTTTTATTATTAATATATTAATAATTTGGATAAAATTATACAGGATATTGAATAAAATATCAAGGGATTTGTTGAAAATAATGTCCAAAATGAATAAGTGAGATACGTGCATCATATAATGCAGTAAAGATTTGATAACAGGAGGGGTTACATGGATTACAGGAAAGAAATTATTAAAATGCTTGATATGGCAGATGAGCGTTGTTTGCGGCTCATCTACGTACACATCAAGGCTTTACTAGGGCTGAAATAATCAGCCCTTTTTGTTTTCTTGCATTAGCTCCACCATCTTTTGAAGAACTTCCCAGTCGGATTCATCTAACGCCGAAAGCATCGAAATAAATTTCTTTTTAAAAGAATCTTCCTCGCTTTTCAGTACATCACCGACAAAGTTTTCTATCTGCTCATCTCTTGTTAATTCGATAAACATTTCACCGTTTCCGGTTCGAAGCCAATCTTCATTGACGTTAAATTTAGTACAAATAAGAGAAATCACAGCGGCACTTGGATTTCTTCTGCCTGTTTCATATCCGCCAATGTTATCTCTTGTGCTTCCTAATTTGTTAGCAAACTCTTGCTGTGTCAAATCTAGCACTTTTCTTAATTTTTTCAAGCGTTCATTCATTTTTTTACTCACCTCCTTTATTGCAATTATTATATCGCATCGAAAAATAAAAATCAATACAAAAATGTGACTATGACACAAAAAGCGTACAAAGTCACAAAAAAGTGTTGACAAAAGTGACAAAGTCATATATAATAGTGGCATAGACAACAAAACACAAGACAACACACAAACAGGAGGAAAACATGATAACAAGAGAAGATTTAGCAAATAAGAAAATTGATAAGCTTGAAAGTATTGAGCAGGCGAAAGAAATGATTAATTTATTAACCTATGATGAATGTTTAGCAGTTTTAAACGGTACAAAGAATATACCTCACGAAATATACTCAGCTTTAATGGCTCAAGCAAAAAAAGAAAACGATGGAATAACATCACTGGCACTTGTGATCGCAGGATTGCAGAACATTTCAAATTAGCCGAAACGGTCAGAGCACAAGACAACCAAACAGGAGGGAAATAAAATGAAATTTCACGATATTTTAATGGTAATCGACAATAACACATTAATTAGAACAGTAGTAACATTGTTTGGCATGGAGTTTGAAACAGAGTGCTATGCAGACCGCTTTTTAGACTTTGGAACGGACGAGCTCTTAAACAAAAGAGTTACCGATATGAGCGTGACAGAAGAAAATGTGCTTGAAATTACTTTAGAAAATAATTAGCCGAAACGGTCAGAAATGACCGTCTACCGGAGACGACCGCCCGGTACTGATGATGGCAGGTCGAGAAAGAGAGGTGCTGAAAATGTCAGAAAAAGAAAAACAGATTCTTGAAGCTATAACAAAGGCTATTCCTAATATGTCTGAATTTAATAAAGGCTACCTGCTTGGTATGGGTGAAGCAATGGCAAGCAATAAGAAGCAGGAATGTGAAGAACAGAAAGAAGGTGACTAGATGAATAATATTCAAATCTTCAAAAACAATGAATTCGGAGAGGTTCGCACACTAATTATTGAGAATGAACCTTGGTTTGTTGGGAAAGACATAGCTGAGATTCTCGAGTACCGAAATGGTAGCCGAGATATTAACCGCCATGTAGACGAGGAAGACAAACGTAAAATGATGCTTTTTGATGGCAAGCAGAACAAAGAAACGACCATTATCAACGAGTCCGGACTTTATAGCCTAATTCTTTCGAGCAAAATGCCTAGTGCAAAAAAATTCAAACGATGGGTAACAAGCGAACTTCTTCCATCTGTCAGAAAGTCAGGCAGTTGCAAGCCGTTATCCCCTCAAGAAATGATGCGTATTCAACTGGGCATGATAGACGACCACGAAGACCGCATAAAGAGCCTTGAGAGTAACATGGTGATTGACTACGGTCAACAGCAAACACTGCGACAGCACGTCAATAAAGCTGTTTTAAACGCGTTAGGCGGCAAGGACACAGAGGCATATGCATATATCAGCAAAGTTGTGTTTTCTGAGTGCAACAGGGATTTACAAGACCGATTTAAAGTTAATAGCCGGAATAATATCCCTCGCAAACGCTATGAGGAAGCTATTGACTATGTAGACCACTGGGAACCAAAAACAAATACAAAGTTAAAGATTGACGAGTATAACCGTCAACAGAGATTTGAGGTATAGGAGGTAAAAAATGAGGGCTATGTACAATTTACTGACCATCGTGTCAGTAGCGTTGGTTATCTGGATCTCGTCCAGTTGGGTTGGTGTGGTAACACATACCGCCGGAAAAGATTATAGCAATTATAATTTCTTTGTGATGTTAGGGGGTGAATAAAAAAATGAATGAGCCTCCAAGAAAAGAGTATGTTATTAGATTACTCTACACCCTTTTAGGACGACAGCAGGGTGTAGAGTATGACAAAGTATTCTACACCGATAAAGACGATGTAGAGCATGAGGTAAAAAAGGAAGAGCCCTACCATTAAGCTCTTACGATAAATCATACAAGTAAATCATACAAAAGACTTGGCAATTTGTCAAGATAGGAGGTAGACATGGCATACATCGTTATTCAAGATTGGATGATATCAGATTTACAGTTAAAAGGAAATGAACTCCTCACATATGCCCTTATTTACGGCTTTTCGCAGGATGGCGAATCAGAATTTAAGGGGTCATTGAAATATATTTCCGAATTTCTTGGCGTGTCAAAAAGAACTGCACAAAGAAGCATTGAAAATCTTGTAGACCGAGGAATAGTTGAAAAGAGAGTAGAGGAGATTAGCGGCGTGAAATTTAACCGTTATATGGCTCATGAAAAAGCTGACACCCCTATAGACAAAATGACCACAGGGTATAGTCAAAATGACCACGGGGGTATAGTCAAAATGACCATGGGGTATAGTCAAAATGACCATGGGGGTATAGTCAAAATGACCACCAATAATACTAATATATATAATACTAATAATAATACTAGTAATAATACTGAAGATAAAGGCGCGCCCGCGAGATACTTTGACGATGAGGAACTAAATAATAAGTTTCTGGAATTCCTTTCCATGCGTAAGAAAATTAGAAAACCAGTTCGGACGGATAGAGCTTTAAAAGCATTACTCAAAAAGTTGCATGAATTATCTGGCGGTGATGTTGGACTGATGAAACAGATTATAGACCAGTCATTGGATAAAGAGTGGCTAGGGCTTTTCGAGCTGAAAACAGGCAATGACAGCACGAAGAACATTAACGACCGACTGTACGGAGATATACAGCACTGGGCAGCACAGAAAGAACAGGAGGGAGGCGGAATGTATGACGATTTCGGAGTTTTCTAAAATCGTAGCCGCACTAAAAACCGTTTACACGACTCCGGGATTTATTCCCAACGAGCAGGCATTGGACATGTGGTACCGCTTAGTGGGTAAGAACAACGACTACCAGGCAATAAGCGTGGCGGCGCAGATGTACATGACAACCGGCAAGTTTCCACCAACACCGGCAGATATTTTAGAGTGCGCCAGTAAGCTCAAAGCGGAAAGCAGCTACCTGAGTGAGCAGGAAGCATGGGCGACAGTATCAAAGGCGTGCGGTAACGGGATTTACGGTTACAGAGAGGAGTTTGACAAACTGCCCCCTACGTTGCAAAAGGCGGTAGGAACGCCACAGACGCTCCATGACTGGGCGGTAGTAGATTCAGCGGACTTTCAGACGGTC